TTATGGGCGGCCGCCGCCGTAGTTGGTGATAGGAGCAGCCGCGTTACTTGCCGCTCTCTTTGCACTACCCTGAGCCGCAAGAACTGCCGCTGTAATTGCTGCGATCCCGGCCGCGATACCAGCCGCCGCAAAGCCCATCGTTGCGGATGCGTGGAATATACCAATTGCGATTGCCGCAGTAGTAGCCGCTGCCGCCAATGTGGTGAGGACGGTAATAACCTTCTGTGCCCCGGTCATTTTATCCCACACCGACGCAACAGCAAGAATACCAGCTACCAACAAACCTACCGCAACAACTACCGCCATAATTTTTGCGTTTGCCACCGTGAATATCGCCGATGCGTTAGCCATAATGTTTGACACATTGCTGACAAGTCCCGCCAGAGGACTGACGGCAGCCGCCAGCGCAAGAAGCGTCACTATGGATGCCTGCCCTCCAGAACTCAAACTGTTAAACCAGTTAATAAAAGCTGTCCCTAACTCCGTCACCTGCGTGACCAGAGGCATGATGCTTTCAGCAAGGTCCGACATCGCCGATTTCAACTCAACCTCGGCATTGCGGCTTTCTACCAGTGTCTGATTTGTATTCGCCCACTCCTGCGCTGTTTCTGCAAGGCCAGAACGAGCTAAGATGTCAATGGCCACCCATTTTCTCTGCTCAACGGTCAGATTTTTAATGGATTCGGTTACGCTGTCAGCTCCGATTCCCAATCGGTCCAACAGTTCGGCAAACTGTCCTGTGGCTGCTCCGGTAGCAATGGTTTCCTGCAAGCTATCCGCCAGCGATTCGATTTTAAGTGTGTCCGGGAAACGGACCACAGCACCTGACAGCGCATCCACCGCCGCTGCAATCTGGTTATCATCAAAGCCGGTTTGCAACAGGTTGGAAAGTGCCTCAACGGAGGAATCTACCTCGTTAGTGACGGCAAAGAACTTTTTGAAATTTGAATCCGCCTTATCTATGGATGCTCCAGCGGCTTCAACGTTGACCGCCAGTTTGCCCATGGATTCCCGAAATTCCTCTGTTGCTGGAATGGCTGCAACCGCCGCAGCGCCTATACCGGCCACTGCTGCCGTTAAGCCCTTAGTTTTTTCCGAAACACCATCCGCCTTGTCTCCCATATCTTTAAGCGCAGCCGCCGTCTTGTCGAGCCGTCTCTCTGTGTCCTTCGCCTGGTCTTTCAGCTCTTTCAGCGCGCGTTCGGTCGCAATAACTTCTCTTTGTAATGTCTCGTACTGGCTGATTGTAATTTCACCGAGTTCCAGTTTTTTGTTCGCCTGTGCCGCTGCCGCTTTCAGTGTATCCAGCTTCTTCCCGGTGGTGTCAATCGCAGACGCAAGTTCTCTTTGTTTCTGCCCCAGCAAGGTCACGTTGGATGGGTCCAATTTCAACAGGCGCTCAACCTCACGTAAGTCACCTTGTGTGGTTTTCAGCTCTTTGTTGACATCTTTCAGTGCGCGGTCAAGCTGCGTGGTGTCGCCGCCAATCTCTACGGTGATGCCTTTAATCCTATTTGCCACTTATCATCACCTCACTTGAATGCGTTCGCAAAATCCTCCTGTGTGGCAATCTCCGGATACTCATAATCGTCATTCGCCGATTCGGTAAAGATATCCGATACCATGCCCACAGTCAGTAAATCAAGGTCGGAGATGGAGATGCCCACCTGCGCTACCCGCAGCAGGAACAGTGCAGTAGACATCTCCCGCTCCGTCTCTCTCATTTTTTTTTAGGCTTCGCCAGCGTTTCCATGTTCATAGACCACAAGTCAATGATTTCTGGTAATACCTCGAAAATGGAAAAGGTCTCAAACTGGTCGAGCCAGTCCTCAACGGTGTCCGGAACGCTATCCGGGTCAGCGTGGCGGGCCATCAAATAGGCCACATCCTCAAACACCTGCAGCATGTTTACAGGCATTTCGTCACCGCCCTTGATGGCAGTGTCCAGTTCCTTCATGTCGTGCATGATATCACGGCGGAACTTGATGCGATACAGCCGGGGAATTGCCGCCGATGCTTTCAGCTTGACGGGCTTTCCGTCAACCTTGATTGTCCTCTCCATGTCGCATCACCTCTCAAGCCTCCTGCCACACGGTAGTGTACCAGGTAGGGTAAGCAGTGCCATCAATCTTTGTGGTCTGGGAGTGTACGTTGCCATTGGACAATGCCGTGGCAACCATCGAAATGCTTTCGGTGGCAGGCTCCTTCTGCGCGTTTGTGGTGTTTCCGGTAATGGACGGACGCGACGCAGAACAGTTATACAAAACGTGTCTGGTTGCGGTCTCATCGCCGTCAAATTCAAACAGTAATGCAAACGGACTAGGATGCTGCCCAATGTTCTCGACAAGCGTCCCCGCCTCGGTATTCTCCTTCTCGCCAAGGATATCTTTGCGGAACGAATCGGGCAGGCGTGCAATTTCCAGTGTACCACTATAACCGGCGTTGCCGAACTGGCCGAAATAGTTCATGTTGTCCGCATAAAACTCAGTCTTTTCGCCCTGTGCATCCATTGTCAAAGACACACCACCCGGAATAGGGACAGGCTTCTCATATGTTGCAGTACCCTCAGTATCACTGGTCAGCTTTGCATAATGCACGCTTTTCAAGCCAAACTTAACTTTATTCGCCATGATTACACCTCAATTTCGTAAACGATTTGGAATAGATTTTCTTCTTTGATGTAGCTTTCGCTCATTTCCCAGTAGATTCCGGAAAGTGCGGCCTCTACCTTTTCCTCTGCTGGTACGTCCTTTTTGCACGTGTACAGCTCAATTCGTACCCCCTTCACGGGGAAATACATTGTGTCGTCTGCGGCAAAATTGTCTGTTCCGGTTTGCATATAGCAGATAAAGGGCGGTGCCGTTTTACTCTTAAAATGTGAATAGGCAACAGGAAAGCCGGTTCTCACTAAGCGTTCTTTGATCTCTGCAAGTGTCATCCGGTCTCACCTATTGCCTTTCTGAGTTTTTCCGGGAGTTCCCTCCGCACCCGCTCAGCAGCCGGGGCAATGTGCGGAATACCATCTACACGGCCCCCCTTGACATTCGCGTGGCCGTTTTCAAGCAAGTGGGTCAGCTGATACTCCTTGTTGTTTACGCTGACCCTCACCCCTCCAGGGCCGTCATATAGGGTGCTTACTCTCCACCCTTTTTTGTAATGTCCAAATCGGACGGGCGACCGCTCCACAATTTCCTTTTTGCAGGCCCTGGCCTCTGCCTTTACGGTCTCCTTGACGGCCTCTGACACCTCTGCGCTGTACTCCTCCAGTTCTGCGCCGATGGCCTTGTAAAAATCATCTGTTCTGATTTTCACATAACTACCCGCCTTTGCACATACAACTCAATGTTGTCGGATTCGTCAGCGTATGTCCGGTACACGATATACCGCTGGCCCTCAAATTCAACTTCGTCCTCACCACCATAGTCATACCGGAACAGGATGAACTTGTGCGACGGTTGCAATCCCTGTTCCCCGCCCCGGAAAAACTCACTCTGTGACACACTGACGGCGGCACAGTAAACGGTTCTAATTATTTCAACGGGGACTTGATTACCAATGTAATCTGTCTCGTACCGCTTAGAAACAAGCGATAGAAGATTTGCCCGAACCATCAGGATTCACCCCCGGTGCGTGATATCCGCTCGCAATCTGCAACTGCGCTTTCTGCTCGTCATAGCTGGCTTTTAGTTTGTCGTAGTCCTCCGGTGCTCCAAAGTTCATCCGGCAGTAGGTAATGACCGCCTTCCGAATCAGCGGGTCTGCTTCAACGCCTACGATACCAATTAGGTGCATATCAGCCAAAGCGGATTCAATTAGGTCGTTGAGCTCGTCGTTAAACGCATCTGTGGTGATGCGCAACGCCATCTTTACTTTGTCCAGCAT